ATTTTTTAGATTTTTTAGGTTTTGGTTCTTCCACTTCTGGTTTAACATCTGGTTTACATTCTTCTTCAACAACCGGTTTGACTTCCTCAACAATAGGTTCAGGTGGTTTCTGTTCGTCCGGATCACATGGTTTGACATCATCAATAAAATCAATTTTATTGGTAGAATTGCTTTGACTATCGCGAACCGCTTTTTTCCTTTGGTAGTACTCCTTTGCCTTGGTTCGTTTGTATTCTAGAAATGATGGATCAGCATCTTTTCGAATCTTGTAATATTTTTTACGTTGTTCATTAACCTTCTCTCTATTATTGCATCTATATTTTTGTGTTGCCTTACGTTGCGCATCGGTGTACGACGAGTATTTAACAACAACATCTTTAATGTCAGTGGTTTCCATTCTTTATTATATATATATAATATTATCTCTTTAAGTTGTATCTACACATATTTGATATCTACGGGTACACGGAACCCGTCTATACCACCTTTTGTGTCTTCTGATGTGATACTATCAACAGGTTTGATAACATCTATTTCTTTTCGCAAAGCGGGATCAGCACTACGGAAAAAGTGCTTTAATATGTATTCGTTCTTTTTGAAATCCACAGATTTGTTCAAATCGTCGAACATTTCTAGGAAGCAATTTACATCGGTGTACAAATCGCCGCTTCGGTATTGCGACGCGTTTACGAAGTGACCTAGGGCTAGACAGTAGAAACCACACGCATTGTTCATAAGCGATTGAACATCAACCTCAGTGTATGGTAACCCTTGTTGTTTGGTTGTTGTCTTAGCAACTTTCTTGACATTTTCAGGTGGTGGTTTTCCGTAAGGGTCAAAGTAGATGGATTCGCATTTACCATTTGGGTATTTGTTGCATTGTAAATACACCCAGTGTGTGCCTTCGTTAGGTCGTCCGTCTTCATCTACGCTATCTTCTATGTTGATGATGTAACATTTGTTAAATTCTAGTGGTGATTCTAGTTCGTCCTTGAAACACACGTCAGCTAATGGAACTGACATTTTACGGGCTAAATCTATAATTTGAGTATCTGTTAATGACATTGTTTATATTACACATATATAACATTATATTTTTAAGTCCGTATCGCGACATATCCGTCAATAATTCCACATTCCAATAATTCCAAAAAAACAGCCCGTTTTACAAACATACTCTAATATTGTACTTATGTAGATACTTTTTAAAATATAGCCTTTTTTTTGGAATATTGGAATATTGGAATATATATTTATTAATTAGTAGGTATAAAGCCCACCGCCGTAAAGTCCGCCACCAAGTCCGGCACCAATTACCATACCGGGACCATCGTTATATTTTTGATATTGAACAGGTAAGAAGTGTGACATCTGAAAATTAGCACTCAAAGGTTGTGAGATCAATGCAGGTGGTAGAAAATGAATCATACCAGCACCACGACCAATACTTCCGTGTTCACGATGTCCAAGTCTTCCGCCTAATCCCATTCCTGATAATCCTTCTTGCGGAATGAGTCCTCTTCTTGCAGTAATTGCATCGCCGCTCATACTGGCTGATGCTTGTGCAGCATCCATTGCATGAACACCAGCTCTACCCATGCGACCATAATTACTAAGTCCTTTTCCTTGATACTTTCCCGGATGATCCATATAATCACTAGCTAATCCAGATAACTTACTACCAGCTTCAGGTAATACAGGTGCTAGTTCAGGTGCGTATTCGGCTAATGCTTGTGATCCAGCTTTAATACCCATATCAATCCCTTTCTTTGCGATAGGTTTCAATACATCGCCTACTTTATAGGCTATCTTCTTAACACCAGCTTTCTTTAAAAATCTATCAAATTTCTTTCCAAAAATACCTTCTCCGGCCATCTCTGGTTGTGTTTCTTTCAGTTGCATGTGTTCTTCTGGTGATGTTTGTCTGTTTGCATCAATTTCTTCTGGTGATAATTTCACTTCTATACCTTTATTTTTAGCAAATGCTTTACTTGCTAAATGGTAGTTTTCAGGATGGACTATAAGGTTAAATCCAGTTCCTTTTTTAATACGGACATTGTGTCCATTCCTAAGCTTTCTAAGTTGCATAGGGCTTGCGTCAATTGGTAAAATATGCATATGTAATTACATGATAATACTCTTTTAAATGTTTATAATTATCAAAAAATAATGCATGTTAATAATTGATTAAAATACAAAAGTTGAAATTAATATTTTATTTGTTTATTAATATAAAATATTTAGTTCATTATAAATTAAGCTACTTGCTTTTTCTCTCTTTGTTTCCTAGCTCTTTCTCTAGCCTTCTCTTTTTGTTCTTCAGTCTGTTCTTTTTTAGCATAGGCTTCTCTTCTCTTTCTCAAACGTTCTGCTTTATGTTCGTCTGTTTCAGTTGCTCTCATGTTCTTAGACCATTCGGCTTTATAATGCGGATCTTTAGTTTTAGTCATTTCTGATTTAATTTTACATCCTTTTTCTCTTCTGTTTTTCTCTGCCCATTCACATTTATATTCTCTAATGTTATTTAATCGTTCAAGTTGTTCTTCGTCTGATTTATTAATAATAATATCAGCTCTGTTATTTCTATTCTCAACACGAGTAACCCATCGTAAATTAGTTAAATTATTATTTGATCTATTTCTATCAATGTGATCCACTTCAGGTAATTCATTAGGATTATCAAGATATTGTAATGCTAATAATCTATGAATTCTACCTTTATGTTTAATACCATTTTTTGTTATAGAAACAAAGTAATAACCATCATCGGTAATCAAATGTTTTTTAAGTTTATTATATCTACATGAATATACTTCACCGTTTTTATTAATTTTATATAGGTTTTCGTAACCTTTAATAAACTCAAATTCTGTATTATTATTCATTAATATATATAATACACAATTCTTTAAACCAATACGGTATAAATTAATACTTAGAGAGAGTTTAGACGCGGGCCCCAGTTAATGCATCGATCGACACCTCAACCCCATATTCAATAAAACAATAAAGGTCAATTGATCTTGATGATAAGTTTTGGCCAAGTATTTGAATAGATTTAGGTACACTCATTTCGACAGGTAACATACGTTCAACATTAACATAATAATATGAGTAACACATATCAAACGATTGTCTATCAATAAGACCAGATGTAATACCGTCAGTAAGACCACCGTTAACGGCATTTTGTCCATAAAGTTGGTTGTTAAATTGTTCAAAGTTATAACGTTGAGTGTTATAGATAGCATTTTGACCAGATACTTGAATGTTAAAGTTAGTAAGCCAACACAACGGTGAAGTTGGACCAGTTCCCGCGGGATCATATGGAGATTGCCAAACAGGAGTACCAGAAATAAAACCAGTATTTGGACTCAACTGCGTACCTAATAATGATACAGGTGTTGCTGAAACAGTTGATGAATAAAAAGGAAGAACTAACACTGATTTAATATTAGCAATTCCATTCGTTAATAAATTGTTAAACGGTGCATTTTGTTGAATATTGAGAACTTGATATTGATATACATCAGTATATTTAATTTGTTTAACAGGTGATGATAAATACGCTTGTTCAAAAACCGGATTAAATGTATATGCCGGAATGTATAGATATACGCTTTTTGAAGCAAGACCTCCACCATTATTAATAGTATTGATGTTATTATCTAGACAAGTTGCACCAACAGATATGTTCATTTTATATGAACGTGTATTTATAGTAGCCGCGGTTACACCAGTAGCACCAGCACCGGTAGCGTATAAACCAAGTGTAGCAGATCCATTCGATGCGGCAGCAGATGCAAACATAAGTGGATTTACACCACCTAATGGATTCGAAACACCGGTACATGTAAAACCGGTTGCGGTTGTTACTCCAGGGTTAGCATCAGTTGTGGTACTAACCGCAATAAATGTGGTAGATGTATTATTTAAATTCATTGTCATTTTCATAAATACACCTTTAAGAAGAGGGCACATATTAAAAAAACTATGAATATGTTTAAGATATACAGTTGCTACAACAGTATATTGAATTAGACCACCGGTTGCATTAGTAAGACCAGTTTGATCTATTTTACGTGAAATAAATGATTTCCATAAATTACCTACAATTGATCCGGGTTCCGAACCAGTAATAAGTGTACCGTATGTAGATCCGGTACCGATAATACCAGATATATCAAAATTAATTAATTGTTGTCTTCTCAAAAATCCCTCATTTCCTTTACCAGATGAGAAATTATTAAATGCACCGGTAACAACTGTATCAGCAATGAAATTTGTATTATTACACACACCTTGTCCTGGACCAGCCGCAACTGGTGTTGCTGATGCTGCAACAAATTGCCACGATAATGCATCGTCTGGATAAAATCCAATAGTAGCACCTTGAGTATTAATATCATCAAGAGATAACGATGTCATTAATTTGAATGAATTCCACATATTAATATACGGTGTTTGTTGGATAATGGTAGTTCCGTTGTAATCCAATGTAAATGAATGAATAATTTGACCAAACCAATTTTTTAATCCAACAGAATAATCAGCAGATGTTCCAGACTGATTGGGTGCGAATGGTGTAAGTGATGCCAATGTATTTGCGGCTGTTTGTGTTTGACTAATATTACCAAACGATATTAAAAATGGAATAGATAGATATGCTTCTCTATATGACATATATTTATTAGAGTTAGATAGTTGTGAAGTATCTATAATACTTTGATTGTTATTGTAGTTTTGATTTTGATTGTCAAGAATATTAAGCCAATCTTTACGAACGAAGACA